AAACAAACTCGCAGAGGTCGTCCAAAAAAGGCATAATATGAAAAATATATTATTATTGTTCTTATTTGTTGCAACATTGAGTTATGCTCAAAAAACTAAAAAGATTGTCCCGGACACTGTTTGTTTTACTAAAGAACAAGCAGCTGATATTTCTTTTGTTTTAGATTCACTATGGGCAGCAGATGATATTAACAATGAATTAATTGCATCTTATAAACGTTTATCAAAAAAACAAGATTCATTGAGTATATTAGATTCAATTCATATTGTTAAACAAGATAGCATTATCATATGGCAAAAAAGCATTGTTAAAGATTTAGAAACAAAAATTGAATTAATGCAGCCAAAATGGCATGATAAAAAATCAGTATGGTTTGGCTTCGGATTTTTATCAACATTAGGCACCGGTATACTAGTTAATCAGATTATCAAATAATATGACTCAGAACATAAAACAGATCATACAACAACAGTACACGATGTGTGCTAAAGATCCTGTTTTTTTCATGAGACAATATTGTTATATCCAACACCCGAAAAAAGGTAAAATTAAATTTAACCTTTATCCGTTCCAGGAAGATTCATTAACGGAGTTACGAGATAATCGATACAACGTAATTCTTAAGTCACGTCAGTTAGGTATATCAACACTTTCAGCCGGCTTTGCTCTTTGGAGCATGTTGTTCAAAGAAGATTTCAACGTACTTGTTATTGCAACTACTCAAGAAGTAGCAAAAAACTTAGTAACCAAAGTACGTGTCATGCACGACAATTTACCAAGTTGGTTGAAAGGTAATATTGAAGCTGACAATAAACTTTCTCTTAAATTTAAAAACGGCTCGCAAATTAAAGCAGTATCATCAGCAACTACCGGTGCACGTTCAGAAGCACTTTCATTGCTAATCATTGATGAGGCAGCCTTCATTCGTAACATTGAAGAAATTTGGGTAGCATCGCAAGCAACATTATCTACAGGTGGAGGCGCTATTGTATTATCAACACCTAATGGAGTTGGTAACTGGTTTCACTCAGTATGGTCTGAAGCAGAGCAAGAGATAAATGGATTCCATACAATTAAATTGCATTGGACCGTTCACCCGGACCGAGATCAAGATTGGCGTAACGATCAAACAAAATTGTTAGGCGAACGCGGAGCTGCTCAAGAATGTGATTGTGACTTTATTTCATCAGGTCATACTGTAATTGATGGTGCTATATTAATGGATTATGAATTAAAATGCACTGATCCTATAGAAAAGCGCGGATTTGATAATGCATATTGGATATGGGAATATCCTAACTACGAAAAAGATTATATAGTAGTAGCTGACGTTGCCCGCGGTGATGGCGGTGACTGGTCGACATTTCATATTATTGATGTACAAGATGTTGTACAAGTTGCAGAATATAAAGGCAAATTACCTCCTAAAGATTTTGGTAACATGTTAGTATCAGTTGCAACTGAATGGAATAATGCATTGCTAGCAATAGAAAATGCAAATATTGGATGGGCGGCCATTCAGCCTGCATTAGACCGCGGCTATGAAAATTTATTCTATACATATAAAGATGATGGTTATGTGGATGTAGATGTACAACTCAAAAAGGGTTATGATATGAAAGATAAGAGCCAAATGGTTCCTGGCGTATCAACAACATCTCGTACGCGACCATTAATGATATCAGCTCTTGAAATGTATATGCGAGAAAAAACACCAGTTATTCGCAGCAAACGTTTACTTCAAGAATTATTTGTATTTATTTGGTTGAATGGTAAAGCACAATCACAAAGTGGATATAATGATGACCTCGTAATGGCATTTTGTATTGGCTTATGGTTGCGTGATACATCATTAAAATTACGACAACAAGGAATTGAACTTAATAAACGAACATTGGGTCAATTTCAAAAATCTTCACAACAAGTTATATTTACAGGCAAAGCTGCACCAGGTGCTGACGGATGGACATGGAACAATGGTCACGATAACGAGAATTTGACCTGGCTTCTGTAACTAGCTATATTTATATTAAAAATAATATATTATGGCGTCATTAAGAAAACGTTTACAAAATTTATTTAGTACCAACGTAATTGTACGTGCATACGGTAATGATAAATTAAAAGTAATTGATACTAACCGTTTGCAAGGGGTTGGTAACTTAAATCAAACTAAAGTAGCAGACCGTTATACAAGAATGCATGGTGCTAATAAGCACATGGTTGGTGGTATGGGAGGATATGATTCCAACTACTATATGCATCAGAATCGTATGCAACTTTATGCTGATTACGAAATGATGGACCGTGACCCTATTATTAGTTCAGCGCTTGATATATATTCAGATGAATCAACATTAGCTGATCAATTTGGCGATGTTTTAACTATCAAAACTAATAATACTAAAATACAAAAAATTCTTTATAACTTATTCTACGACATTTTAAATATTGATTTCAATTTATGGACATGGATTAGAAACATGACCAAATATGGCGATTTCTTTTTAAAATTAGATATTGCTGAAGAAATTGGAATTTTAGCAGCACGTCCACTTTCTAGTTACGAAGTAGAACGTTTTGAAGAATACGACGAAGCTACAGGTACATATAAAATACAATTTCGTCATGTAGGTTCTCCTAACATAACATACGATGTTTTTGAAATGGCACATTTCCGTATGTTATCAGATTCTAACTTTTTACCATATGGTAGATCTATGTTAGAAGGAGCTCGCAAAGAATTTCAAAAATTAATGATGCTTGAAGATGCAATGCTTATTCATCGTATTATGCGCGCACCTGAAAAACGTATTTTTAAAATTGATATTGGTAATATTCCAACAAATGAAGTAGATTCATTCATGGAACAAATTATCAATAAAATGAAAAAGATTCCACACATTGATCAACAAACAGGTAATTACAATCTCAAGTTCAACTTAATGAACATGTTGGAAGATTATTACTTACCAGTCCGTGGCGGCAATTCTACAACTTCAATTGATACATTGCCTGGTATGACATTCACCGGTATGGATGATATTGAATATGTTAAACATAAAATGATGTCTGCACTTAAAATACCTAAAGCATTTTTAGGGTATGATGAAGGTGTAGAAGGAAAAGGCACATTAGCATCAATGGATATCCGATTTGCCAGAACCATTGAACGCATACAAAAAATTACCGTTTCTGAATTAACTAAGATTGCAATCATACATTTGTATGCTCAAGGCTTTGAAGGCGAAGATTTAATTGGATTTGAATTAGAATTAACATCGCCATCTATAATCTACGATCAACAAAAAGTTGCATTAATGAATGAAAAAATTACATTAGCTAATGCAATGAAAGATAGCAAATTAGTTTCAGATCGTTACATATATGAATATATCTTCAATATGTCCGAAGAACAATGGCTGCAAGAACGCACGGATATTATTGAAGATCTAAAACTTCGATTCCGTCAAAACCAAATTGAACAAGAAGGTAATGATCCAGCAATAACCGGAGTATCATATGGTACGCCACACGATTTAGCAACAGTTCATATGTCAAGCAATGAAGTTGAGAAAAAAGATAAAGGCGGCCGACCACCCGAAGGCATTAAACCAGAACAACATAAAAATGCATTAGGATGGGATCCGACAGGTAAAAAAGAATTGAAACAAGCATTTAATGTACAAAATCAAAAAACAACATTTGAACCAGATACTAGATGGGAGCGCGCAGTAAGACCTGTTTCTACCGAAAATCATAACATATTGAAATACTTTAAAAATAAAAAACCTGAATTGTTATTTGAATCATTAAAATCACAAAAACAACAAAAGGAAGATTTAGATAAAGGTACTATGTTAGATGAAAACAACATTTTGTAAGAAACATTATATTTATATTAAATAAAAAGCGATCGTATAGTATGAAAAAATTAAAACATTCAAAATATAAGAATACTGGTATTCTTTTTGAAATGTTAGTGCGAAAGTTAACATCGGAGACATTGTCTTCAAACAAAATCGTAACAGTAGATATTATTAAAAAATATTTTGGTAAAAATACTGAGTTATCAAAAGAATTGCAATTATATAACGCACTACTAAAAGAAAATTTCAAAAGTGAAGCTCAAGCTCTAGATTACATCCGTACGGTTAAATCTACTCACGATAAGTTGAATCAAACGGTGTTAAAACGTCAACGTTATAATCTCGTAAAAGAAATTTCCGATCGTTTTAATTTCGATGATATTTCAAAAATTCATATCAACAACTACAAAACGTTGGCATCAATTTATATGATTTTTGAATATCAAGAGACAGATAATCCTAAACAACTTTTAGAATGTAAAAATGTTATTTTAGAAAATGCACTTATTACATCTAAAGTTAAAGCAGTACAAAAAGATCCGGTAATTGAAACTTTTGAATCGCAGCCAAAAGAAGTACGATTAATGGCATACAAATTGTTAGTAGATAAATTCAACGAAAAATATTCAGTATTAGATGAATCGCAAAAACAATTGTTGAATAAATACATTACCAACGTTAATGATACTAAAGCATTAAAGGAATATGTAGAAGTTATCATTCCTCGTATTAAAAAAGATTTATTTGATCAATCAAAACATATTACAGATAAAGCAACGCAAATCAAAGTTAAAAAACTTTCAGAAATGTTATGTACTGTAGAAAATATGAAAACGATTAAAGAATCTCATGTATTATCATTATTACGATATTTTGATTTAATACGTGAACTTAAGGAGATTAAATGAGATCATTTTTAAGAGAAATGGAAGAAAAGTTTATTGACTTGGAAAATGATGAACATGATGAAGATGAAGAAGTAACTGAGCAAAATGTTACATCTAATATTGCTGGATATAATACGCCCGGTGCATTTCTAACTCCCGCTCAATATGAAAAGAAGAAGAAGAAAATCAAATACGAATCAGTAAATAAACCTGCTTCATGGACGATGGGTGGATATCAAGCACCAGAAGATGAAGAAGAAGAATATACTGATAAATTTCCGTTTGCAGATCATGAAGGAAAATGGCAACATAAAAATTATGAATACCCGTCAAAAAATTTAACACATACTCCAGGCACTGCAAATAAAAAAGATAAAACACTGAAATTAACTACGGAAGATGTATTAGAAAAAAAATATGAGGAGTTATTAGAATCATATCGACGTTTTGCTACTGAAGACAAACATACAAGCCCAGAACGCAAAGTAAAAAATACAATCAAAGAAATTGCAAAAAAGTTACAAGAAATTGAAACTATGGTTAATTACAATACAAGATTAAAAACAGAATCAGGTGTTGCAGCATCAACATATGGTCCTGGCACACAAAAGGCATTGACAAAAATTTCAGAACGATTAATTAAGATTTCTGAACGTGTAAGAGCATTAGGAGAGTAATATGTCAAAAAGATTAATTGTTGAATATATGCCATTTAAGCCTGTTAGTTCATTAACAGAACAATCCGGTACAGAATATGGAATCCCAGGCGGATTTGTTGTACAAGGAGTATTGCAAAGAGCTGGCGCAAAAAATCAAAATGGCCGCGTATATCCTAGAAACATTCTAGAAAGAGAGTGTCGCAGATACCAACAAGA